TACTCAGTTGCAAATATGGACAGTGGTACTGATCGTCATGGTCGTATTGAAAAAGCTATGGAGTCTGCTGGTATTCTAGTAACCAATGAAGAGCGTTTATCTTATATAGACCCACCAATTTCTGGTAGAACAGATGCAATTATTAAGTGGAATGATATGGATATTCTTACTGAAATTAAAACACTTAATGAAGATTCTTTTCATTATCTAAATGTCAAGGGCGAAGCAAGAAAATACCATGTTGAACAACTTCTAATCTATATGAAGATTCTTAAGAAGAGCTTTGCATTCCTTGTCTATGAATCAAAGAATAGTCACGAACTTTCTTTATTCCCTGTCAAGCTAACTGATCACTACAAAAACTTTATTAATTACTTTTTTGATTGGATGAGAGAAGTAAAGAAGGCATCCGATGACGGTCTCCTTCCTGAAAATCCTTACCGTTCAAACTCTAAAGTTTGCAAGGGTTGTGATTTCGAAACAGTATGTCGCACAAAACCAAAGGGTGATATTAAAATAGCACCAAGGAAAGATCTTGAGTAAATTTTGTAAACTATGCGATAATCATTTTGAAAGCAATAATAAGAATCAAATATATTGCTCACCTGAGTGCAGGGCAACTGCAACTAAGGAAAAGATTATGCAAAGATACAAAGTTTCAAAGGTTAAATCTCGTGCTACAAAGTCAAGAAAATGTGCTGGTGGGTGCGGTATAGAAATTAGTATCTACAATGATATTGGATTTTGTAATAGCTGCATGATGAGTAAAAGAAAACTTGACCAAACTTTAAAAGATATAAAAGGATTTTTTGATTATGAGCAAGGCTAGTTGGAAAGATATTGGAAAGCCAAAAAGATTTATCTCAATAGATGCTTCTTCTACTTCTGCTGCCTTTGCAATATTTGAAAATGATGAGTTAGTAAAATTTGGGAAGATTAATTTTACTGGAAATGATCATTATAAAAAAGCTGGAGATGCTTGTAAAAAACTTACTCCACTTTTTAAAGATTTTAATGTTGAGGTGGTTGTAATCGAAAATACTATCTTTGCAAACTCTCCAAAAACATCAATGCAGTTAGCCCTTGCACAAGGGGCTATTGTTAGTGCAGCATATATCAATGGCGTAAAAGATATCTATCCTTGCGTACCAGTTGCTTGGCAGAACTGGATTGGAAACAAGGTTCTAACAAAAGAAGAAAAGTTTGAACTAAGAAAACAAACTCCTGGAAAGTCAGAGTCTTGGTACAAAGGCAAGGAAAGAGAGTTTAGAAAGAATAGAACTATTAGACTTGTCAATATAGAATTTATGACTGATGTAAGTGACAATGATGTTGCAGACGCTATTGCTATTGGATGGTATGCAACAAATAACTGGAATAAGATAAGTAAACTTGACTTATAAAGGATATAATGATATTATGAAAATGTACACTAATGAAAATTGGTTAAAAAAAAGATTCTTGCTAGATAAAAAATCTCCAGAAGACATTGCAAAAGAATGTGGAGTTTCTGTTGAAACTATCTATGTGTATCTTGGTAAATTTGGATTAAGAAAGAGTAGAAGAAAATAATGGCTGAATATCCCTCAGAAGCATTCTTTGTAAATAAGAATGAAGACAAGATTAAAAAGATTCTTGAACTCTCTAAAACTGCACCAGCTGGATATAGTATTCTTGCTGCCTGTCTAGAAATTACAGAAATGTTGCTAGAAAAAAATGTAGCATATGGAAACTCTGCTCTTAATCCTATTCGCATCTTTAGTAATGCAGATGATATGGAGCAGTTAAACGTCCGTATTGATGATAAGTTAAATAGAATTAAAAATAAAAAGCTATATGCAGGTGACAATGATGAAGACGATTTGATTGGATATCTATTGCTAAAGAAGGCTAAAAAGCGTGGCTAAAAGAAAGATAACTTATTTAGATAGGTTTGAAAGAAAGTTCTCAATGGTTACTGAAACTGGTCACGAAATAAACAAGGGTGACTTGATTAAGATCTCTGGAGAATATGGGGCTACTTTTAAGTTTCAATGTCTAGTCAAAAATCCTGAAAATGGTGTAGAATGGATAGACTGCTTTCAAATGCTAAAGGATATGTCTGGACCAACTAGGTCTTTTTATCCTGACAGAGTTAAAGCGGTAAAGAAGAGAGGTAAGCGTGTCAAGCGAAGCAGCATTAGTTAATCATTTAGACCTTGTTAATAAGGTTGCATCAGAGTACCTAAAAGGATCTGATGCTTCAGAGATCTCAAAAATACTTAGCCTACCAAGAGCAAAGGTCACAGAGCTTCTTACTGACTGGAGAGTTATGGCTGCAAACAACCAGGCTATCCACGCTCGTGCAAAAGAAGCCCTTGCTGGTGCAGACCAACACTACTCTTCTCTAATTAAAAAGGCTTATGAAGTTATTGACTCTGCAGATCAAACTGCAAACCTAACTGCTAAGACAACATCTATTAAACTTATTGCTGACATTGAAAGCAAGAGACTTGAAATGTTGCAGAAGGCTGGACTTCTAGACAATCAAGAATTAGCGGATGAACTTTTAGAAACAGAAAGAAAGCAAGAAATACTTATAAGCATTCTTAAAGAAGTAACTTCATCCTGTGAATCTTGTAGACCAAAAGTTTTAACAAAACTTTCTCAAGTTAATGAGGGTGGGGTAGTTATAATTGACAATTGATATTAGTGATTTTATGGAGGCTCTTGATGAGTCACCATTTTCAGAAGCCCCTGTTGATGTTGTAACATTTGTTACAGGTGAAAAGTATTTAAATCAACCAGATTTATCAGAGTATCAGTACACTCTTGTTGAATGTATGAGCCAAATTTATCAAGAAAAAGATATCATTAGATATATGGGTGAAGAAGCTGGTAAAGAACATTATAAAAAATATACTAAAAGTGAAATCATTATGCAACTTGGAAAGGGTAGTGGAAAAGACTATACCTCTACCGTTGGATGTTCTTATTTAGTTTATAAATTGTTATGCTTAAAAGATCCTTCAAGATATTTTGGTAAGCCGTCTAATGATGCTATTGATATTATGAACGTTGCTATCAATGCTCAACAGGCTAAGAATGTTTTCTTCAAAGGATTTAGAAGCAAGATAGAAGGATCTCCTTGGTTTGCAGGAAAGTTTTCTCCACCAAAGATTGATAGTATTGAATTTGATAAAGCAATTACTGTGTACTCTGGTCACTCTGAAAGAGAATCTGCTGAAGGATTGAACTTAATGTTGGCAATTCTTGATGAGATCTCTGGCTTTGCAATGGAATCTGCAAGTGGAAATGATCATGCTAAGACTGCTGACAATATTTATAAAGCATTTCGTGGATCTGTTGACTCTCGCTTCCCAGACTTTGGAAAGGTAGTTCTTCTTTCATTTCCTCGTTTCAAGGGTGACTTTATTTCAACAAGGTATGACGATGTTATTGCAGAAAAAGAAACCATTGTAAGATCGCATGAGTTTATTTTAAATCCAGCACTGTCAGAAGATGACCCACAAAATAAATTTACTGTAGAGTGGGATGAAGACCACATCAACTCATACAAGCTTCCTGGAGTCTTTGCACTTAAAAGACCAACTTGGGAGATTAATCCTACAAGAAAAATTGAAGATTTTAAATTAGCTTTCTTTACAGATATGCCAGATGCATTAATGCGTTTTGCGTGTATGCCAACAACATCTTCTGATGCTTTCTTTAAAAATAGGGAAAAGCTTGGGATGGCTTTTAAAAAACATAATCCGATTGATGTTTCTAAAAGAATCGAACAATCCTTTCAACCAGACCCAGACACAACCTATTACGTTCACGCTGACCTTGCACAGAAGCACGATAAGTGTGCGGTATCAATTGCCCACATTGATAAGTGGGTAAGTCTGCAATCATTTAATGATTATCAACAGATTGTCCCATTCGTTGTAGTTGATGCGATTGTGTACTGGGAACCTAAAAAAGAAGGTCCAGTAGATTTATCAGAAGTAAAGAATTGGATTATTAACTTAAGAAGACTTGGTTTCAATCTAGGACTAGTAACCTTTGACCGTTGGAACTCTTTTGATATTCAAAGAGATTTAAGTAGTGTTGGAATTAAAACAGAAACTCTTTCTGTAGCTAAAAAACATTATGAAGACTTGTCTATGCTTGTTTATGAAGAAAGAATAGTCTTACCTCAAATAGATTTATTACTTGAGGAAATGCAGGAACTTAGAATTATGAATAATAATAGAGTAGACCACCCAAGAAAGAAGTCCAAGGACCTTGCAGATGCTATGTGTGGCTCTGTATATAATGCAATTAGTCACACAAGAAGAGAAAAAATTCAGGAAGTAGAAATTCATACCTATCAGTCTCGTCCAAAAGTTGACAAGGATGATGAAAAGATGATAAAATCTAAGCCTGAGATGACGGAAGATATTAAAGAATATCTTATGAATTTTAATTTAATTTAGTAGAAAATGGATTTAAATCTGTGAAAGAATATTTAGTAAATAATGATGTCTGTTTTGATGATATTTTAATGGTTCCACAGTATTCAGAAGTAATAAGTAGGACAGCAGTAGATTTAAAAATGCCCATTGGTGACAACACCTGGTTAGATTTTCCAGTGATTGCATCCCCAATGGATACAGTTTGTGAAAAAGATATGGCTATTGCAATTGCTGAAGCTGGTGGTATTGGAATCATTCATAGATTTATGTCTGCAAAAAATCAAATAAATATGGTTAAAGAAGTTTACAATTACAACGATCTTGGTTTACCAGTTGGGGCAGCACTATCAAGCACATTTCTTGAAGAACATGTAGAAAAACTTATTTCTTCTGGAGCATCTATGCTTCTAATTGATACTGCAAATGGTCACAGCAAGATGGCAATTGATGCAACAATAAGATTAAAAAATCTTGTTGGAGACAGTATTCATATTATGTCTGGCAACGTTGCAACGGTAGAAGGTTATATTGCTTTGGATGTTGCAGGTGCTGATTCTGTTAGGGTTGGCATTGGTGGCGGTAGTATGTGTACAACAAGGATAGTATCTGGTCATGGTATTCCAACACTATCTTCAATTATAAACGTGCGAGAAGCAAAAGATAAATTTAACTTAAATGCTGGAATTATAGCAGATGGCGGAATTAGAAACACTGGAGATATGGTAAAAGCATTTGCAGCAGGAGCAGACTCTGTAATGCTTGGCTCAATGTTGGCTGGTACTGATGAATCTCCAGGATCTTTGCATTTTAAAGGTGATAAAAAATTTAAAGCATTTAGAGGAATGGCAAGTAAAGAAGCTAACAAGGACAAAGACATTGCAGTTGCAGAAGGAGTATCTACAATGATTCCATATAAAGGATCAGTAAAAGATATTTTTAAAGATATTAAAGGCGGTATTGGAAGTGGATGCTCTTATACTGGAGTAGACTTTCTTTGTAATTTATATCAAGAATCTATGTACATAAGGGTGTCACCATTAACTGTAAAGGAGTCGTTGCCCCATGGAAGATAATGAAGAAATGAGTAGCGAAGAGTTATCAGAGATGATTGAGTACTTAATTGAAATAGGTGCTATGGAAATTATGGGGTATGATTCTATATCAGATCAGTTTACATATAAAGTTACTCCAAAATGTAAAGAACTTTATCCAGAACTTTATTATGCACATTATGAAGCCGTTGGAGAAATGGCTAGTCAGTTATGGATGAAAGATGTTATAGACATAGTGTTTACTGAAGGACAAACAATTGTTGGAGTTACTCCAGAACAGGTAAAATCTATAAAAGAAAATATTAACACTTTTACTGATGATGAAAGATTTTTTCTTGAAACACTTCTTGCACATTATGACCAAAGATAAGATATAATAGTACTATGCCTTATGATATTAAACGTAATTATGGTGGTTGTAGAGGATACGCTGTAGTTGGTCCTTCTGGAACTCATGGATGCCATATGACTAGAGCCTCTGCAATACAACAGCAAAGAGCTTTATATGCAGCTGAAAATGAAAACAAAGCAATCAAATCAGATGAGTGGGAGGGAGAGCCTCTTTACAATATGCTTTCAGAAGATGAGAGGGCGTTTGCTGACTCATTGTTAAAACTAGCAGAAGAGCTTGGACCACTAGATCAATCAGAAGGTATCTGGATTGGTTATGAAGATGGTTCTACAAATCAAAATGCTTCCATTGGAGTTAAGTGTGGAAACTGTGCACTTCATAAATCTTCAGTTGCTTGTGCAATTATTTCACAACAGATTGAAGAAGAGGGTGCTTGTAGACTTGCCGTAATTCCAGACGGCTATGTAAATGCTGATATGAAAAATTCTGGAGAAGAATTTATGGAAATGATTCCTGAAATGTCAAAGGCTGATTCAGTTAGAGTTGGTCAAATGGTATCTTGGAATTCTAGTGGTGGAACTGCAAGAGGAAAAGTTGTAAGAGTTGTTAGAAATGGTTCTATCAATGTTCCTAATTCTGATTTTACAATCACAGGAACTCCAGATAATCCAGCAGCACTTATTAGAATTTACAGAGATGGAAAGCCAACAGAAACTTTGGTTGGTCATAGGGTAGACACTCTAAGAGTATCAACTTCAAAATCAGAAGATGGTGTTATTGGAAATGATGATGTTCCAAATGCCAGACCTCATTCAATGGAAGATTGCAATGACAAAAATTGTCCAGAACATCATATGGGTAAAAAAGATTATTCTGATAAAGAAAGACAAATGTTAGCTCGTAGAGATATGGCTTTACCAGATGGTTCTTTTCCAATTGTAACCGTGGCAGATTTAAATAATGCAATTCAGTCAGTTGGTCGTGCTTCTAATTATTCAAAGGCTCGTAATCATATAATTAGAAGAGCTGAGGCTTTAAATAGAACAGACCTGCTTCCAGAAGAGTGGAAGTCAAAGAAAGCACAAAAAGCTTTCTCTATGGAAAAAAGAGATGTATCAGATATTGATTTAAAGCCAACTGAGTCAATGGCTAACAATGCAAAAAGAGGTCTTGAACTAAGAGCTAAGTTTGGTAGAGGCGGAACTGCAGTTGGAGTTGCTCGTGCTCGTGACTTAAGCAATCGTACAAACTTAAGTCCAGAAACTGTCGCAAGAATGTATTCATTTTTTTCAAGACACGAAGTAGACAAGCAAGGCAAAGATTGGGACAATGCAGAACGTCCATCAAATGGAAAAATAGCCTGGCTACTTTGGGGTGGAGACTCTGGGTTTGCTTGGTCAACACAAAAGTGGGAAGCAATTCAAAATGCAAGAGCATCTAAGTCAGATGATACTTGGACAGATTCACCATTTTCTTTTTATAAATAGTAGGAGGCTATATGCAAAAGTTATCTCCCTTGCAAAGAATATCAGCCTGTTTAATTGCTATAAACTTTTTTGCAATAAACTTATTTGTAATACTTACCTCTTTAATTCAAAGAAATAGGGAAGAAAATTTTTCTGTATCATTTAAAGGATTTTCTAGGAAAAGTCAGTTATGTAAAATTTTAGATGAAGGAACTGTAAGGGTAGCCATCCAAGATAATAATGCCTATTGGGTTATAGACAACATACTATATAGGGCAGATATTAGTAAAGATGGCAAGATTCTTAATGAAAATGCCGTAAGGGTAGATGTTTTTAATCTTTCTGAAAAAGAAGTAAATAATCTTCTTTCAATAATTGATACCATAAGTAGTTAGTTTAAAGTTGACATTTGTCAGATAAAAATGTATAATAGTATTTAATAGAAAAGGATTTACTATGGTTATTGTAGTTGAGGGAACAAAAGAGTTCGCTGATTATGAAATTTTTATGAGAGCAATGACAGTAGCTTTGTCAACTCCAAATGATAATAATCAAATACAAGTATGGAGTCTTGGACCACATAAGATTAATAACTTTACTGCAGCATTTTGTAACTCTGCAGAAAACTATTTAAAACAAAAAGGTTTTAAAGTTTCTTTTTCTAAAATAAATGAACAATGGGTTAAACAAAATATTGAGCATGTTACATACTATGCATACTTTAGTTTGCCAAAAGAGCCGTTGTCAAAATTTGCAACATATATGGAACATCAAGAAGATCTTGAGATGGGAATTTTTAGGTATTAAATGAGTCTAACAGTTTGGTCTTTAATAATTTTTGCAACATATAGTTTGTTTTATTTGTCAATGCTTTTTGCGGTAATGCTAAAAACAAGTGTAACAAAGATAGCAACTATGGTTGTATGTTGGATGGTATATCAGATAGCTACACTATGGTATGGTCTTGCTACAGATCAAATCGGATTTATTTTAATGTTCATATTCCAATTTATTGTTACAATTTTAACAGTAATTATTAGCACAGAAAGATCTATTAATGAAGATATCTGATTTACAGAAAATGGAATCAATTGTAAGTGGCAACCCTTCTTTAACTTGGGAAGGCTGGAATGTTGTGTTTCTTGAAAAAGATGAACAAGCTAGTCTAAAAAAGAATGCAGCTTTTATTGATTCTACCTGGCACAAGAAAGTTGTGTTTGAAAATACTGGTGGAGTCTGGGATATTCCAGATTCTATATTAAGGAAGGGCGATGTACAAGTTTGATGAAAAAGCTTTATGCCTTAATATGGATACAAATCTTTTCTTTGATCAATATGAAGAAAATCCAGAAGTTTCCAAAAAAGTAGATCTTTTGTGTATAAAATGTCCAGCACAAAGACAGTGCTTAGCGTATGGAGTTAGCAACGCTGAGTGGGGTGTTTGGGGTGGCGTTTATT